GACTTATGTTCTGCAGGATTTTCACTCGTTGCATAGTCAACATAGTCTGGATCATGGTGATAATTGTCAATTGTACAGACATAAGTGCCTTTTACGATGCCATGATCTCTTGTATAGCACTCAAAGTCCATAGAACCAATAAATTTCTTGTCCACTGAGACGACTCCATAGTCCATACAGTTCCAAAACTGTAGGTTTGGTAGACTCATGTCAGGTGAAGGGGTCTCAGGGTCTGATACAAAGGCACTAATAGGCAATTTATCGTACATTGCCGCATACTCTGGTAAATACGTCTCAAAATAAAAAGCACGTCCAGGAATCGATTTAACCGAAACCCAGACGCCCTTTACGAATTCACCGTGACCACTTTGATGATCTGTTAGATATTCTTTACGAACCCATACTTCCATTGAAGGAAGATTAGCAATCAAACATGCCATGTGATATTTACATTAATTAAGGTATATATCAGCGACCTTGACCCCGATAAACCTTCTTTGCCTTATTACGAGACGTTGCGGCATATTTGGTATTCTTGCCGTTTCCTTGACGAGATTTTTTGGGTTTGCCGGGCATAAACCCGTCTTTGACCAAACCAACTTTTGCACGTGCTGCCATAATTACCTCAATTAATTAAAAAGTTTTTTCTTTGACCTCAAGATTTGAGGGATGTGGAGTGCCTTTCTGATAATACTCTATCGAAAGGTCCTCCATAGTATCAAACATTTCCTCACGAGTCAAGTTCTTGTACAGTACTTCACCCATGTGGTAAATCGTGTATCTTTCTTCTTCTTTTGACATCAGATAACCCTTGTCTTCTCGTGCCCGACTCTAATACGAGGATCGCACCAGATTTCAAATCCTGCTTCTTTTGCATCAAGACAGAAACTCACATCCTCACCACACATGTCTTGTACTTCACCAGATTCAAAGACCTGCATCTTCGGTGCAAACCAGGGATACTTCATCTCAGGATGCTCAAAGACACCCTTTTTAATCAACAACCAACCAAAACCTGCATAGTCAACAGTGAATGGTTTCTTACGTTTGACAATACTATCACCAGTTTCATGATTCATGACACCACCATTGTTACGGAAGTCATCTTCATCCATCCAGTGAGCAACACTAGTGGTTTGACCATCTTCAGTCATGTACCAACCACTTGCAATGTCTTGATCCATCAAAACTAACTGATAAAGTTTCTCAGTGTTAAAGACAATATCACTATCAATCCATAGTTGATAATCATAAGGTAGCTTACCATCCCATGGTAGTTGATCAGGACCACGAAGTACATTAGCACCAAGACACTTGCATCGTGCAAAGTTCACCATGGAACTGTAGTCTTGACTAATCTGAATACTTGCACCTGCTTGTACCAGATCAAAACACATCTGTACAAAGTTCTTTAGGTAAGTGTAAGATACACCACGACCAGGCAGACAGAAAACAATTGTCTTGCCTTTCAACATTTCTTTTGCTCTATTATAGTCCCATTCGGGAGCATCACTCTTCTTCGGTGAGTTTGCCTTTACAGTAAATCCTTTAGCCATGAGGTAGTTCAGTTACATCAGTATCATACAGTATTATCTAGTCTGTGTCAATCAACGGTCTACTTCGGTTATTACGATACAATCACCATCAACTTCCATATTCAGTTCTGTGCCTTCATACCACCCAAACTCACTAATAATCCACTCAGGTATCTTAGCAACGTACTCACCTGTTACTGGATCAACCTCTATAGACGAAAAATTTTCTCCGGGATTTTTTCTCATATCCTTAAACCCTCATCATGATTTTATATAGCAAAAAAATTTTTTAATGAGAGGGAAATTTAGAAGTCGATCGTAACACTTTGTAGACTCATGGTACCTTCCGTTTTTTAACACGGCGGGCACCCCCCCGTAGGGGGACGCACCGGGGCACTGGTCTGTCCACGAACGAATGCCCCTAGGCAGGAGCACCACTGCGGATGCGACGGTTGGCATGTCCTGCCTTAACGGAGGGTCTCCATGCTGTCTTAGCACCCCCGACCTGTGACATGGTTGCTTCTCCCTTACGGGGTCCACGAACGGGCAGACGGGTGACCTTGAATTTTCCTTCTGCGATTGCTGCGTTCAATTCGGTGGAGGTCATCGTGTCGGTTGTGTGTTCTTTGAAATTATAGCAGATGAGGGGAGGGGGTGTGACCCCTCAGGCAAGACGCATCCCACTGAAGAACGGCACGGGTCCTCCCTCCTGGTGCAGATACCACGTGAAGTCCTTAGCGAAGACTCGCTCACCGTCGATACCGAAGGCAGACAGGAGAGCATTCAGACGGGACTTCGTGGTCTTGCTTTGGTGACCCCCATCCCACAGTTGCATCCAGTCTTCCCCGATGGTGCAGATTTTGTTGCCGTGGAGGTAGACCGTAGAGGTGCCCTCCTCTGCATTGAAGATCACCGCAGTGTTAGCAGACTGCCAGTTGGAGTCGTTCTGAACTGCTGCGGTCATCTGCTGTTCGATCTTACGCATGGTTGGGTCCGTTGCTTTGACTCTTATAAGATACCCCAGGAGGAGGGGGAGGAGTGACAATCGTAGACAGTTCGGGGACCGTCACACAGGTTGTTGAAACTTAGTGTTGTTAAAGTTACTGTAACTGAACCTCTCACGATTCACCAGTTTAATTGTACCAAACTCATTGGAGAAGACATAACCTTCAGAATCAATCTCATCCTGTCCGATGTAAGCACGTGGTCCATTATTGCGGCAGAGATATAGTGCGTCCTCCTTAATGCTCTTGATAAGTTTCCAGAACCGAATCAGGTTGATATCACAATCTCCAGCAATTGCCAGTGCCTCATCATCCAGCACTGCCTGAATACGAATAAAGGTGTTAAAAACTTTCTTAAGTTGCTTTGCTTTCTTCTCATCAACAAAGGTCACATTTTGTGCCATTTGTTTTGCAAACTGAATGACCTCAGAAAGATCACCAAACGACCCTGCACATTTATCATACCAACCACTGAAGATTCGTGCCTGGGGTTTCACAAACTTGACGTAAGGTGTGTCTGTGATGATATACTTCATAGGGTGTGCAATTGCATCCCTAAGATCACTCTCTGCTGTGTAATAAGTGTGAGGGGCAACAATAATCTCTTGATAGATTACCTCTGGGAATTGATAGGTGATTGTATTGGGTTTGTATTCAGAACTGCCACCAAACCCGATGAAATCCCCCTGAAGAATGGAGTCTGTATGAGGAAGATAATCAAAACAAGAGTGCAGAATTTTTGCAACTTGTCCGTCATGGTTCGCATCGATTTCCGCATGAGATTCATTGATCTTGATTTTAACTTTGTTGAACACAGATTTAGTGCCAACGAAGAACTTACCAGTTGCAGGATTAGTCCCCCAAACAATAGCAGGAGCACCATCAATTTTCACTGATAGATGACCCTCTGCCATCAGAAGATCCAGGACCGAAAGATCACCCGTGAGGATGGTATCTTCGGGGTGTTCGATGTGTTTGTTTTGTGTCATGAGACTAGTATGGCAGGTCCTGGGGTGCTTTGGGGGATCAGTGTGCCACCTTGTCAATTGGTCGGGTACGGGTGCATTGCTGCGATCGCTTCGGTGTTAGGGTCAGACCGTACCCACGGGATGGGGTTGCCGTTCTGGGGTACTCTCCAAATAATACACTCCTCCCCCCATGCCTTTGCTATATTGTAGGCATGGTTAATATTAATTGCCCAATCACATCCATGCTCATCAAATTTGGTCCACGAAGAAGGCTGAACTGCGAAAGTTGGATTTGTCATTGTTATCACTCTCCGAAGAATGCGAAGTGAGCATCAACAACGAAGTCGATAACTTCGTCCGTTGCGTTAACATTGAAACGATCACAGAACCAGTCAACTGCCATCTCAGTTGATGCCATTGTGTCAAACATAAAATCCTGCAGGTCTTGCAGAGTCTGGGGAGAAGAGAGAAGTGTTTTTGTCATGTATACACAATACACGATCTGGGGGGCATTTCAACCGATGGTGTGCCACCTTGTCAACTGGTCAGGCAGCCGACTCAGTTTGTATCATCTTCCTCCAAAATGTGTGGGTAGTATTCTTTAACCTCAGTGATCAATTCTTCATCCGAATACTTATCATAACTCTCACTCATATAATCATGAAGAATTGCCTCCATAGTGTCCATGTCCATGTCATCCAGGATTTGCTTAATCATGGTGGTTTGAAGTTCGGAACGATTCATGATCATTTGGAAGGAAAGTTTTTGCAGACAGAATCACACAGAGTCTTGATTAAATCCTCCATGTCGTCTTCACTAATGCGGGGGACAATGTTGCAGGCAAACTCTTCAACAATGCCATCAATGTCCCACATAAGTTGTTCACGAGCAGTCAACATTTCAAGTTGGTCCATCATCAATAATCGTAGTTAGAATTCAGGTACTCATCAACATCGAATTTACGATCTTGATCCAATTCTTGCAACTCAGGGATGTCAAAAATTTCACCCTGAGCATCATTGATCTCAGACCAAAGTTCATCAAACATGGGGCAATTCCTCAACCACAAAACAACAATACCCCATCACCAGCGGCAATGGGGCAATCAGTGGTCAGTTTCACGAGCGTCACAATACATCACGTGATCTGCAGGCATTCTCAATAACACTTGCAATTGAGAATCAATAATATTTAAATGGATCCAATCTACGAAGTGTCACACTAGAAGATGTCAGAATAATCTTTCACGGTTACATTAATGTCTTCGTCACCTTCTAGTCCTAGAAGTTCTGACCAATCTAGATTATCAAGATCTAGATCTTCATAACACATAAGATCTAGTGTAACTCTCACCATACGTTTTTGATGTGTGGCGTACATGTGATTCTCGTGCGTTGGGTTTACATTATATCATGCGTAATGCTTATACGCAAGTGTGTCATAATCACATGAATCTCGTGCGTATTCATCATCATCATTCTCGTATTCATATGATGATGTTATACTACGTGCGTGATACTCGTAGTACATATCCTCGTCGAGAATTTGATCATTACCAAATTGATATTCGAGATCGTAATCGTCGTACATAAGCTCGTCGAGATTTTGTATGATACTTAGATATTATACGTGTTTCTCGTCGAGATTGCAAGCCTTTCTCGCACTAAGTCTCGTTGAGATCATGTATGTATATATAAGATCTCGTCGAGAAATGTTAAGGTTCTCACAAAATTCTCGTGCCCCGGTTGACAAAATGCCTCTCGTGTGATAGCGTGCAGACTAAACTCACAACACCCAGAAGGGTTTCAGAGACACTCAGAAGATACTCTCAAGCACCTTCACAGATACTATTCTCAATAATATATTGCAAATGAGAATCAATTAAATAAACAACGCTTTTATATTTAAAATACCTTTTTTAATTGTTTTTTTACTGTTTTTCCGTGTTTTCCGACGTATTTACAGTATGTTGACCCCATTTACCTATAGGACACTCAGAGATGCTGAACTTAACTTTGTGTTCTAACCAACAACCACAGTGCCTACATCTATTCTGCTTTGCATAGTAGTATTCACACTTTCTACAAGTATTCATTCTTTCCTTCTTTACACTCTCATTGACATACACATTTCTTTTGTGTGTTACATCTATGGCATCCTTAACAACGTTGAAAGAAAACTGTGCAAGGTTCTTTCCCTGCTCTGCAATACTGGGAAACTCCTCTTCATTCTTATCAGTGTGCGACATAAAACCACCCCGTTACTACATACTTCATTCCATCTAATACCAAGCCTCCTCTGTGTACATGTGTCATACCTGCTGGCCAAATTAGCAGCGTTCCCCTCGAAGGTTTTATACGTTTTTTATAGTACAAAAATTCCGTCTCTCCGCCCTCGAAATTATCATTCAAATAGATCATCCATACCAAGGTTCTTGAAGAGTGAGTATAAGAAGAATTCTCATCATGCCAGACATGGTATCCTCCCCCTGGTGGAGTTTTCTGTACCTTTTGTGAAACAGAATATAAGGGGACATCTTTCATATGTCCGAAGACATTCGTATAATCTTTTAATGCAGCAGTGAGTAAGTCATTAACCTTTTGTGGTGCTGGGTATGACATTCCTGTTGCCATTTCAGAAAGATCAAATGCCCAATCGAATCGTCCTGCATTACTATTGGGGAATTGATCATCTTCGGTGAATACACTACCCATGTCATGATAATAATCAAAGGTAGTGATAATATCATCGCATATATTAAAATCTAATGCATGTTCATATATGCCGATGAAGTCTTCATACTCACCTGTTAATTCTAACTGTTCCACTTCTTGATCCATTCTTCTGCCTCAGGATACTTCTTCAATAAGTTCTTTTCAAAACGAGTGTAATATCTTTTCCATCCTTCCATGTCTCTACCCCATTTACCAACGGGACAATAATCATAGCATTGTTTTACCTTATGTGGTACATGACAATTACACTCTTTACAATCTTCTTCGTCTTCATCATAGTGCTCACAGGCAAGACAGATTGCATACCTTTCCTCTTCAATCTCTAAAGAGGAACTAAACACATATCTAGCATCTTCCATCTCCTCCACTACACGAAAGACAAACTCAGATAATTCCATTTTACTCAGTAAATCTATAGTATAATTATAACACTTTTATTGTTTATTGTACACCACCTTTGAGTATGCTATTACTTGATGATCCAATGTGTTGCCATGGTGTATTACTTGCATTTAACCATCTTCCTTTGGCACCACCATTTCCACCTGCACTACCACCAGCAGTACCTAATGATCCACCTGATGCACCAGTACCACCGGCATTTGCATACCTATATGAATGAACATTACCTGAATTACAGTTACCATGAGTAGTATTTTGACCACTACTTCCACCTTGTGGATTAGTTCTATTTGATCCTGCTCCAGCACCACCGGCACCACCAGATCTTACGCCTGGATTGTTTCCACCAACGTAGTTATGACCAGGGCAGTTCCAATTCCAACTACTGTAATAAATTGTGCCCTGAGAAAATCCACCGTGCCCTCTGAAATATCGTCCACCACCATGATTACATGGTCTACAACTTGATGGACAACTTCTTCTCCAAGAGTTTTGACTATGATTATTTGAGTTATTAACTCTACAAATTTGAGTACCACTAATATTACCAGAATTGCCACCTCCTCCTCCACCGCCACCACCAGCGATTAGAGAGTTGTTGCTAATATCTAATTTGATAGTCTTTGCATTGCCATTAGTTCTATTGGTGTTATTTCTTAGATATAATGCACTACCAGCAGAACCACCATTTCCACCTCCACTACTACCACCTGCACCTTCCTTTCCTTTGGCTTTAGTGCCTTGGAACTTAAATTCTAAGTTTAGTGCCTCATCACTAAAGAAAAGTGCATGTTGAGATGTCGATGATGCCTTATAAGTTGAACCATCGATCGTAAATCTTTTTGGTATATTGCGATCTAGGTTATTACCCCAATTAG